GAATAGGGCGGGCTTGTTGCAGCTTGTTTGGGATCGTGGAGTACGTCGACACGCTGATGCGTGTGATGTTCAAATCGGCCTGCGTAGCAGCCGTTCCAGCCCCAGTACGAATGACGTGTTCAAGCAAATCAACAGTGTCCGAGGGCAAGTTGTATGTGGCAGTACCTGCAACCAAAGGGATAGACCCCTGATCAATGGTCCACATATTCACACCACGGTTGGCCCAATCAGCAAACAAAAGGTTAAGCGAACGACGTGCAGTTCGCAAGTCGTAGCCTGTACGCATCTCGTTGCCGGTGCGCTCAAATGCTTCTTCAACAATGTCCGCTAGGTCAAGGTTAAAGGTCGCTGTTCCTGATGTGGCCATTCACCCACCTCATTTCATTTTTTTCAGGGTCTGCGCCAAACGGGCGCGTTGCCCCAACTTTCCGGGCTTCTTCGCGGCTGCGGCGAGCTTCTTGGCGGGAATCGTCTTCCCTTCTTTTACACCAAGCTCGGAGCGCAGAGCTCCGGGTTTCTTGATCGCCTTCTGAATCCACTTCTCAGCCATGGTTACACCATCTTGCACTTACGCACGCCTTTGATGGCTGCGCCCGCACCCTTGACAGCACCACCAGTAGCCATCTTCTTGACCTTGCCACCGCGCTTCATACCGCGAGACTCACGACGTTCTTCCGCTGCGGCTTCACGACGGGCCTGCCTGACGCTTGGATCGTCTGCTGACTCACCAACGGTGACATTGCCTTTGCGCCAAATAGCATCTTGCTGCTGCCCTGCAGCATATTTTGCGCCCGCACTACGGGATGTTCCGTACCCATCATCAGCTTTCCCCACCATTCGCGCCGCTGAACGCTTGAATGGCTCGTTCAGTGCGCCGCGATCTTCGTTGAACGTCAGTCCAAGTTCCGAGAAATTTTCAAGGCGCTTTTCTTCCTTAAGGCGTTTGCTGTTTGCGGTTTCCTTGGTTGCCATGATTACACCAGCTTTCCTTTTGTATAACCTTTGGTAATACAACCATCAGCGCGAGTCTTGCCACCTTTGACAGCACCACCAGTAGCCATCTTCTTCACTGAGCCGCCACACTTTTTACCGACAGTGCTTGATGCTTCGTAAGCAGCGTCCAATTTGGGTTGCATCTTTGCATCAGCTACTTTTTGACGATCTTCGTCACGGTGTCTACGCCCTGTTTCTGTCATCACATCATCCAATGTCATTTCTGGGCGACGTGGTTTGTAGTTGCGCATCGTTTTCTTGTTCATCTTTCACTCCTTGTCGCAGGCTGCGCCGCGAATTGAATCAATCTTACGCTCGAGCCTGTCGAAGCGATCGAGCAACTGCTGCATGTCGGCACGGAACTCTGTACGTGTGATGTGGTCTCGCGCTACTTCTTCACGCGTGCGGTTGAGCAAAATGCCAAGACGTTGAATCTCGTCAAACTTGCCCTTCAACAAAAAACCCATACCGGCCACAACAGCGCTAAGTAGGGCGTTCCAAAGCATCATCTCCATGTCAGCAGTTCCATGCTCTCAGGCTTTTGTTAATACGACTGTCGGGGTCTTTTTTGGCTTTCTCGCCAGTATTCTTGGACTTCATCCCTTCCATCCGGGCACAGAACGACTTGCGTCGGGCTGCGTCTTTCTCGGTTTTGGGTTTGGGCGCAGGAGCCTTCAGCCCCGGCTTACCGGGGTTTGCCTTGTTGTATGAGGCACGGCCCTTGGCGTTGAGACCCCCTTCGGGGTCTTTGCCTTCTTTGCGTGTCCAAGCTGGGGACTTAGCCATAAAACACCGTTACCGACGACACATCTGCTACGTCAACATAAATGCTGGACTCAAACAGGATGCCTTCGCCGGGAATAAGGATGTTGTGAAAATCAGCAGCTGCAGGCGTGTTCAGCGTCAAGAGAGTAGTGCCCGAAGCACCACCATCTTTGAACACAACGCTACCTGCCACGGCAGTAGACGTCAACACAACCGCTTTCAAACGGGTGCGGTAAGACACCATTGTGCCGTCGGCGGTCGCAACCGCGCTTTTGACATCGGTTTGCATACCCATGGTGGGCTCCTAAAATTAAGCGCCAGCAGAAACCATCAAGGCGCCAGCAGTTACATACAACTGGCCTTCAACTTCAGGATCAGATGTGGGCAAATCAGAGATGATGATAGTCGTGCCGTTGATAGTCACGGTGCCAGTGGTGGTCAGGTCTGTAGCAACGACAGCGCCTTCAAAGCCATTGTCAGACTTTACGGGACCGGAAAAGGTGGTTTGTGCCATGATATTCCTCACATGCGAGTTGTGGGGTGCCCGTCTGCATGTCGTCTGCTAGGCCAGTCTGACACCCCGGATGCTCCTAGATGTGTGAGTTATATCATGCGTCTTGTGGAAACGCAAGCAACTTATCAAGCAAAGTGAACTGTGGTGCTATACCGCCGTACACGAACGAATACCCTTTGAGTTTTCCTTTGGAAATCGGCAGTCCTGACTTCAGCGCACGACGCAAAGTTGGCATCTTGATTTGGTACTTCTGCAGCACTGCTGTAAGGCTTGGGAACATCAACCCATCCGGCATCACGAATACCGCCTTTGACATCTTGGCTTTAGCTTCCTCTGTATGGCGTTTGCCAGTCCAGTGTTTGTGGCTACGCCCCGCTTCAATGTTCGCACGGATCTTGGCACGGCCCTCTTCAGACACCTTACGCCCGGCAGCTTTGGCTTTGCCTTTCTGCGTAGCACCGATTTTGGCTCGTGTTTCTTCACTTACTTGTTTGCCATAGCGGTAGTGGTCGGGGCCTGCCGCTTTTCCCTTACGGTTTTTGCTCAGCTTCGCTTTGCTGGCGTCTGTCATTTTCATACCCAAGCGGGCCAGCTCTGCGCTGTGGTTAATGTTGTAGCACTCGGGACGACCTACATGCTGCGCGAGGTACATGTCTTCTACTTTGAGCTGATCGGCGCTGTCAGCGATCTCTTCCAACACCTCAAACACAAACGCGTCTGCGCCGTATTTATTCCACGCTGCTTGCAGGCGTGGGTTTTTGTGCACACCACGTTTGAGGTCGTATTTGTGTTGCCACTCACGGCGGGCGAAAGACTCAGCACTGCCGATGTAGTACTTGCCGTTGGCCATGTTGGTGATTTGGTAGATGACTGACATTGTTACAACTCCAAGGAACGATTACGATGAATGAAGTATATCATTCTTTTGCTTTGTAACACAATACCCAAAAGAAAAGGCTCCAGAAGGAGCCTTTTCAACACTCTAAGTGCTTGATTTTACTGGTTATGCACCAGCAGAACCCCAGACGCCCAGAGGATCAGACCAGCCGAAACTGTAGCGTTCACGCGCCTTGTAGCGAACGTTCCCTGTATCGAAATCCCCGTCCATGCCAGTAGACATGGGGGTACGAATGAAGTGCTTCATACCGTTGGGGACATCGGTCATCAGGAACCAAGCGTCGCTGTCGGTCAAGAAGTGGTTGATTGTGTAACCACCGGGCACTGCGCCCATGTTCTTGATCGCGTTGATGTCGTTGTCGGCAGTAGCGACACGCAGTTCGGTCTTCAACAGACGCTCTGCAACGAACATCAGGCTGGGAGGCAACACCAATTTCTTGGGTTTAGCTGCGATCAACAAACCACGTTCGTCCGTCCAAGCAGCGATCTGAATGATAGCGGCTTCCAAAGAAGTCTCATTCAGGTCAACAGGAGTGGAGGGGCTGTTGTAGTTTGCACCGCCACCAACCAAGGGGTGGCCAACGCGAGTGCTAGAGCTGTTAACGCCGCACAAAGAAACACCGTCACCGCCGAGGTAAGAACCGCTGAAAGCGTTGTTCAACACTGCAGCAGCTTTAACTTCTTTGGTGTAAGCCATGGCGCGAGCCAAAGCTTTGGTGTAGCGGGCAGACAGACTGTCATACAGGTTGTCTTCCACTGCTTCTTCGGTGATCGAGAAGCCCAAGGCGATGGTTTCGTGGGTGTAGCGCGATGTGAAAGCTTCTTGCGCGTTATCGTAAGCGATAGCAGCGCCTTCAGACTTCACAGGGGCAGCACCGAAGCCAGACAGCTTGGTTTCTTCTTCGAAGCTACGGTCTGATTTCTCAGTTTCGTAGATCTCTTTGTGCTCTTGGCCGTAACGGCTGTACTCCATACCAAACAAGGCGTTCAAGCCGGGCAGGAGTTCCTTAAGCAGTTGGGAACGTGAAATTGCCATGGTAGGTTACTCCTTAGATGCCAACGGCGTTGCTGTAGCTGTGGTAGCCGGGGTTGAACTTAACCAACACATCGGGGTAAGCATCGCCAACGGGAGAAGCGAAGCCCACGATACGGAAGGCAGCAGTAGTGGTTTGAACGGTAGCGTCCAAAGCCGAAGTGGAGTTACCGTACTGGGTAGAACCAGTGCTAGTAGACTGC